TCTGTATCTTGTGCTAGTGTTTTACTAGACAGCAACAGAAACACTGTCAGTGTTGCGATTAGAAATTTCATTTTTCTCTCTCCATTCCGTAACGGTTTCTACGAGAGAATCAAGATATGAGTGTTTGTCTCTTACAAACTCTTGGACAGTTCCATCCTCTGTTACTACTAAAATCACTACCTGAGAGATTTCTATGCCAGTTCTTTCTCCGAACATCTCTGCATACGCAGAACCCTGAATGTAATAACTTTCGTTCCATTCGTCTTTACGCTCTTTGGTTGATGTCTTGAAGTCGATAATCGACGGCACCCCATTGTACTCTGCAATACAATCAACCCTTCCCGCTACCTTATATTTATCACTATAGAGTCCTGCTTCTTGTGCATATATGTTATCAATATTGCATAATGCTTTGTCTGCCAGTTGACCAAAAAGACAATATGGCAGGAAATTCTTCTTGTGTTTCGCCCATTCCTTGGGGAAATTGGTCGGCATGTTGTTGAGGTAGTCCTCACACATGTGGTGAACCTTAGTACCACGGGCTGCAGCGGTTCGTGCTACATGGTTGGCAACATCATTACCAACACGTTTGCGCCATTCCATCAATCCCTTTTTGTTTCGCACTGATAGCACGGTTGTGATTGATGGATACTTGTTACCGTCTGGTGTCTCATATAGACGAACACCATCACTGTTAGTTGCCTTTACGGGGGGCAACTCCACCCCTACATGATTAAACATTATTTTAGTTTCTACTCCACTTCCCAAGTATTATTAGAGCTATTAAAAACCTTAACTGTACCATCTTCTCCTGTAATTCTGCCAGTTATGTTGTTTGAGGACATATATGTATTATATTCATTCCGCCGTTTGAGCCAGTTAGGGGCGGGGTTATCTTCACTAGGAAGATTGTTTATATAGTCTGCTTTGGAAGCCCAAATATAACTACTTGTTTGTACTAGATTATCGCTATCATAACTAGTGGAGACGGTAAGATTTTCATCGATCACGAGCACACCATCAGCATCACTACCCAAGCCCAAAGATTGCCTCGGCCATTGAATTGAGGTGTTAGGTCTTGTTATAACTCTTGTGACTGTGTAAGTTGCCATATTTAATCTCCATTTATCATATATTTATAACCTATTATAACGCACGAATCCTTGTCGCAGAAATCTTTTCGATTTCTTCCCCAAGATGTTCCTGTTCAATCTTATAACCAACATCTCTACCATATGTGATATTCACTATATTCGGAACGTGCATAATAATATAATCCTTATCATACTCATATCCGTGATTTTTAAGATCATCAATAACGTCTGGTTGATCAAACCATCCCTCACCAGTGAGTCGAACCATTATTGCAACTTGGCCAGTCTTTGCGTGAGCTCTCTTGAAAAGTTCTCTGTGTCCTTTATGCCATGGTTGAAACCGTCCAAGCATTTGAACAGTTGGTTTGTATCTATCCATTTTTCTATCCTTATATCATAATCTTCGGGTTCTATGAAAATCTTATTGGTATCCTCATATTTACCGACACCTATTGTTGCCATCCATATTATGAAATCTGCGTCAAACTCTCGGCGTGTTTCTTCTGTAGGACAAATGAAGTCTGCAATTGCAACTCCACCAGCCATGACCACCCCATCTGAAAGGTGTTTCATTCTCTGTGATTGTCGAATACGTCCCTTATCAGAGAAGTCCCAATCATCGTATTTCTCTCTTACTTGATCTGCATTTATCCATATACCAAATAAACTTTTGGCCAGAGGTTCAGCAAATGTACTCTTACCTGATCCCGGCAGACCCATCACTAAAATCTTCATTATTCTCCAAACTCATAATTATACATTTCGATGTCTTTCTCATACCACTGATGAACTTTCATTATATCTGCATCATCATAGTATTCCCAATAAGGTTTATGGTCTGTCTTGTTATAATGCTTATAATTTTGGGCCCAATCGACACCTATTTTTGCAAACAAATATTTAACTTCTTCATCATAATTCTCAAACCGTGCTATGTAATCTACATCAGTTAGATAATCACATTGAGGTGTGTTATGATCATCAATTAATCCGCCTTTTCTTAAATTTATATTTAGCCATTCTTTAAAAGAAATATCTTCTGGGGGTTTTAATTTTCCACTGTTAAAAAAATAATTTGATAGTTCTCTGTCCCAAGGATTTCTTACAAAACCAAATTTGAAATACTCATCCCAACTCAAACCTAATTTTGGAATTAAATCTTCTTTCATGTAAGAAGATTTAATATGAAAAGTTGCTTGTCCATCTCGAATTCTTTGTATTCTTCTAGCACTAGAGTCATTAAACAACATTCCATTCAATATACTCGTTCCACCAGTTTTATAAACTTTAATGAAGACATATTTTTTAGTCGATAATATCGTCATGCCAAAGCACGAATCCTCTCAACTAGTCTATCTGCTCGATTGGTGACTTGACGATACCACGCAGAGTCAACCATCTCATCTGCTGCCTCATTCCAATTACGGGAATCCACACCACGCTTCATACCCTTGAATTTACTCAAGCGAGGGCGTCCCATATTGAACATCATGTTAGCAATCACTTGTTGAGCTTCTTCTGGCAGATCGTCAAAGTCTTCGTAAAGGATGTCGCAGTCTCGCAAGACGTTTTCGCAATCCTGTTCGAAGGCCTCAATGACTCTGGACTCACTGACGGGAGTTCCGATCTCTGAACCATATTCGGGGTCAGACTCAAGGACCAAATGGCCCACGCCAAAAGTAGCATAACCAAGATGATCGTTATATACCTCATATTTCACACCCTCATCGATTTCTAGTTGTTCTCTAAATTGTTCTAAATTCATTATTCCATTCCTATCCCAAGTTTAATCTTATTAATGAGATAACTACGAACGAAGCCACTACGGACAATATCACCGATAGTAAACTCCGTACAGTTAAACTCATCCATTTCCTCAAGTATTCTGAGGAAGTCATGTAGCCCATTTTTTTCATTTGTCCTCTGTAGATCAGTTTGATCAAAGTCGCCACAGAACATGATCCGAGAGTCCTGCCCAACACGGGTGGTAATCGTATCCAATTCGTGGAAATTCATATTCTGACATTCATCTACTATAATGATTGCGTTATCAAATGTCAACCCTCTTAGGAAAGAAGTTGACAAAAAATACAGTGTACCCTGACCCTTGAGACGGTCATACAGATTGTTGAATGACTGTTCGTTAGGTTGTTCGAACATGAACTGTACCATGTTCTGATACGGCACCTGATAGAGTGCAGCCTTGTCCTCCTCATCACCCGGCAGAAAACCAATCTCCCTTGTAGGGATAAGTGATCGAACCAGAACCACCTTCTCATATTTGGTTTTCAAATCCATGACTGCTTGCATTGCAAGATACAATGCACAGAATGTCTTACCTGTACCCGCAGCACCAAATAGAAACTGGTTCTTATCTTTCTTAAACGTATCAAACACCACCTTTTGATTATCAGTGATAGGTTTGATTGATACTAGATTGTTGTGATTGATCTCTTTGTTCTTTTTAACGCTTGCCATTATATATCCTTATAGTAAGAAGAGGGGGGTGCCGGGGGCGGACCCCCCTCTGATGCATGGGCGGATTGACTTCCCAGCTTGCGTAGACACTGTGCGTCCCTTGCTGAAGTTTGATATCTCGCCCGCATCGATTCTATTTATACTAGATAACACCATGCTTTTTAAGCACCGCCCGAGTTTTCTGTTGTTTTGTGGGTTCACCACCATAACGGTCTGCGAGGGCAGAGCCGGGATGTGCAGCTGCAATCCGTTGAAGGTTCTCCGTCATACCACCGTCCTGTTTAGGACCAACACCCATAAGATGATCGCCAACAGTGGCAAACCCGCCGGGGATTTGGCTGATATGTGGATTATCCTTTAGATACTCTTCACGTTCAGAATTAGGCATCATATCATCCCATTCCTTACCTGTCTTTTTATCATAAAATGTATATGTTGGCATTATACGTCTAACTCCAGTTGTTTAGGGTCACCACCAAGCAAGGAAACCTTACGTTCTAATTCTTCTACTCTACTGAGTAATTCTCTCTCCATGCTGGTTAGACCAACCTTACCATACATATAATTTCTCTCCTCACGCATTCGTCGCCCCATGTAATCCCAATGACTCTCTCTTTGCATTAAACCACTCCGGCACTGCTCTACACTTCCATGTAGCAAAGTTTGATTTCTCTTCTATATAGTATTTCTGATAAGCATCAACGGTATCCTCACCTTTGCAGGCTTCGGGCATACATTGAGGTGGGTCAGAAAAGAATGTTTCAAAATCCATATTCTTGGGAGACTTAAACAATGGTGCTAGCAACCGTTCTGTAGCATGGTGTTTGCCATACCGATAAGTGTACTCTGCCATAAGAGCAACCATGTGGTCGTATAGCCATGTGTAATTTTCCAAACTGGAACGAACCCAAATAGTGCTTGGATGGTTCTTATGCGCCAGTTTATACAGACCCTTACGATCAGCATACTCATCACCATCAAGAACACGATGTGCAGTGGAGAGCATCTGTGCGCTCTCCAGTATCATCTTGACCACATGTTTATCACACATCATCTGTGCAGCAACAACGGGGTCACGGTCTAGGTAGAATATGTTCATTTCTTGTACATATCTCCATAATTATCGTATGCATATTCTGCAATTTCAGCAAACCCTTTAGGGTCATCGATCTTACCATTATTAGGACCACATCCACAGTTCTCAATATAATGTTGAGTGCAACCAAATGTAATCCATCTATACCAGTGTTTTGCAAGCCATACTCTGGTACGAATACCATCACCATACCACCGATTAATTTTATTCTCAAGTCGTTTGTTCATTGCATTTCCTCAATCGTATCCATAACAGCGCTCATTCTTCTTTCCTTTTCGAATTCAACAATAACATCTTACCTTGTTTTTCATCTAATGTCAAGACCCTTTCAGTCTCAATCATGTCAATAATTATAGTTGTGATACCAACTTCCTTATCCAACTCAGCAATCTTTCTTTGTAGTTTTATCAGCGTTTCCTGATAATACTCAATTTCCTGTTGTTTCTTGAGTCTAGATTCAATCAGGTCTGTTAATGATATTACATTATCAGTCATCGTTTCCATTTGTAGAAAATATGGTCTTGTATTTCTACAGTCCTTGTCTTGGTCTTTGCCCATGCAGGCATTACATAGTCTGCATGGTAGTGTGTTGCACCATCAGTAATATCATAGAACGGCAGTTCATTAGACAAGATAGAATCAGCAAGACTCAACATCTTATTATATGTAGTCTTACTCTTTGGTTTGTCTGACTTACCGTCACAGAACCATGAGAATTGACATCGATGCTTGATAGGAATTTTTACTTTAGGGTCTTTCCAAGATGGTCTAGTTGGTCCTTCTTGCACCACTTCACAGATTGTATTAGGAAACCTGTCATCATTTACACGATTAAGAACAACCGCCGTGACCG